GGGCTGAGTGCCCCGCTGAAGCGGGTAATGCGCAATGCAGAGGGGGTCCAGGTGACCTGGAGTTGGGTTGGAAGGCTCGCGCCGGTAGCAATGGCAAAGCGGGCTATGGAGTTGACGCAGGTGAAGTTGCCGTACGTGGTCGGAATGTTCGGTGGGGTGGAGTGCAAAGCTGCGTCCCAGTAGGCGTGAGCCAGGGCTGGGCTGATGGAAAGGACCCCGTTTGAGAGGGGCTTTCGTGTCGGAGCAGTTTGCGGTCGAGCCATGGAACGATTTGACGAGCGTGACGACATAGTGACACTGCGAGCAGAGGGTGCTTGAGTACTACGAGAAGTAACAGATGCAGGACGGCGAGGGAGCCCATTGCGCCCCTTCTTAGCAAACACAACCGAACGCCGAGAAGGCGCTTGGGAGATCGACATTGAAGGAGTGACAGACTGGGCAGAGCGGAACGATCTGACAGAAGCAGCAGGGCCAGGAACCATGAGGGTAATCAACAGACCAGAAACAAGAACAGAGAAAGGGGAACGAACAAATGAATGTCGTTCTGCGTAGTGCGGCCGCTTGTCGCTATTGACTAGAGCAGTACCGCTGGGAGCTCGGATTCCGAGCTATGGTAAGTTTCCTAAATACCTTCTTGAGATGCTAGGCGCCCCCCTCTTTGAGAGTCACAGCGCCAAGGACTTTTGGCGACGGATGGTGGTGATGACGACTCACTCGAAGAAGAAGCCGGTGTCCAGGGGGACAGAGCCCTCCTTCCACCAGTTCATGCCCTTGCAGAATCGCACGAAGATCTCGAGCTGGTCCGGCGAGTGCCGAAGGCAGAACATCATACCGGCCCGTGCGTCGTCAGACAGCATACGGATGCCGTCCGCCGTTGGGATAGTTCGGAGGTCTGCGTGGGCAATGAGCTTGTCCAGGTTCAAGAACTCTGCGGTCCAAGTCCCTTCGGTCTTGCGCCATCGATGAGATGTGTAGTCGTGGGGACCCGCCGCAGGGTTGGACCCTTCGCCGTTGGCCAAGACTTTCGTCTTGACGCCCCATTTCCTGAGCAAGTATTCGAGGACGTCGCCAGCGGTGATGAGGTCGTCGCCTAGGCTGCAAGCAGCTGCGGCTCCAGCCAACATGGCCTGGATCTGGCGGATGGGGCTGTTCTGCGCAGAAGTGCTAGGACCTCCGGAGTCGGTGATCCCTGCTTTCAGGCATTCCCAC